GCAAGCATAATACACCAAAGGCAAATGCAAATTCTTAGACGCATCAACATTACCTAATGTTGTAAACCAATCCGTAGGCTCACGATAACCACGACAAGTTAAAGTCCGAACATCGTTCGGTTTCGGATACAAATGAATCTGCCCATCCCAAATAGAATAAAACAAAGGATTACCCGAAATATCGTAAGTACCCACATAGGTTTCCTCAGCCATATCATGACCGACCATATCCAAACGGGTACCAATAGCGGTGTTATCCACAATGGAAATAACTTCACGAATAGGGTCAGCAGTAAAATTGGCAACCGTATAAGCACGCTGGTTTACAACTGTGTTAAAAGTAAAAGTTTCCTCCAGAAACTTCCAACGCTTCTCCAAATCCAATATACGATAATAGCCGTCACGAATATACATATTCAACAAACTGTCTGGCAAATCAGCCGTATCCAAATCCGTTATATCACGGACAAACCCACGAATCGTGGCAGCAGTCTGGGCTACATAAGCCATTATGAAACCTTTTTAGTTTTAACAGCCTTACGGGTATGCCCAACACAAAACTCGGAACCCTTAATGGCAAAACCCTCACAACTGTCCTCGTTAGCGGAACACTTGCCTTCACGACCCAAATAAGGTCCACTAGGGGGCGCCTGACGGGCGCCATCGGTGTGGGCTAAACGGTATCCAGTAACTTTTGTACCATAATACGCTTGGGCTTGAACTGCTGTAGGAGGGGCATCTGTAGTCATCACAAATGCTGTATCTGTTCCCAAATAGGGTTATTCGCCACCCAATAGCATCTGCAACATCCGTAACTGTTTAGCGGAATCCACAACACGGCGACCAGTTTTTACACTAGGACCACCCAACTTAGCAATTTTACCTAACGGCGCAAAGTTTGAACCAATGTATGCCGCCTGAAGCGCCAACTGTTTCTTGGACATCTTTTTACCAGTAGCCAAATCGTAACCCAACTGACCAACACCACCAGTAGTTAATAAATCCAACCCTCTTGCAGCCTTACCAGTATTTTTGACAATACCCTGTGAAACAGCAGCATTAGCAGAAGCACCAAATTGGTTTGCCATATTAGGTTGAGTACCTTTTGGAAGGTTACCTGAAGCCATGCCAAGATACTTCAACAAAGCATCCAAATCAAAACCCTGAGACTTCTTAGCAGGCTTCCTAGCCACAACTACTTCTTCTTTTTACGATTCTTAATCGCTTCTTTAGCCTTAGCAGCACGGTCACTTTGACGCTTCGCAATTTTTTTAGGAGCATTAACACCACCAGCAGCCTTGGCTTCATCCATACGCTTCTGCTTCTTAGCAGCCTGAGCAATGATTTGGCTTTCCGACATGCCCTTCTGTTTTTTAACAAACTCAGGAATATTCTTCTTCATGCCCTTAGATTTTTCTTGTGCCTGTCTAATCTGCCTAGGGGTAATCGGTTTACCTTTGCGTTCACGAATACCAAAAATTGTGTCATCGCCACCCGTAGCAATACGCTTATTTACTTGCTCACTTTTAACAATTCTGTCATATTGTCTGTTTAAAGCAGTAACACCCCTTGAGCGTGTTTCGGCATCTAGTCGTTCGGCACGCTTCGCTGCACGGTCAGCGGCACTTGGGCGACCCTTCTTAAACTCTGCATACCTTTTTGCTTCAGCAGCAGAATCAGCCTTCTTGACCGCTTGACCAATCTTTCGGCTTTTCTTACCTGCGGCACGAATAGCGTTCCGAACAATGTCATCCAACGGGATTTTGATGTTTGGTTTCTTTTTACTAGCCACGATAGTTCCTTGAATTTTTAGAAGTTTTATAATACGGACTCATTCTTTTTTGTGCAGACTTTTTTGCTTCAACAGCCGTTCGCTCAGCATTGGCTTTTGACAAAATTCTATCTACATCAGCAGTTGTCGGTGCTTTTGGATTTCCCATATCTGGTTTTGGACGAGGATTTTTACCTTTGATACTTGGCAACTGTTTTGGCATCGGTGGTTTTTGAGCCTTAGCACGGCGTTTTGCTATACGACGAATACCCTCAGGGGACCTAGCCATTTTTTCGTCTATTATAAATTTTTCTATTACTCTAGCCTTTCGGGCAATCGTGTAATCTTTTTTAATAGACCTACCAATCGCCTTAGCGGCACCAACTATGGTATCATCAATGAAGCCTTGGGGACGACCTACACCATCAAATGCTTTACGGGGCTTACTTGCCATAATACTTTTTAGCCATACTTTCTGTCTTAGCCATAGCACGGCGCTTCGTCATGCTACGAGCAAGTTGTTGTTGGACTTTAGGAGATGCAGCCTTTTTGGCTGCTTTCTTTACTGGTTGATTAACTAGTGCAGGTGCACCGTTTTTCATGGCTCTGTTTACAACACTGGTTAGCAGTTTAAGTAACTCGTCACCTTGTTTGCTTTTAGGTTTTTTAGCAGCCATGATTATGGTTTTCTTTTTAGCATATCTTTAAGACCTTTTGGCATTGGTCGTGGTTTAATCCGTTTGCTAGGACCTCGTGGCATTGGCATCGGGCGTGCTTTTGGACCATTACCTTTAGGACCTTTTGGCATTGGCATTGGTCGTGCTTTTCGTTTGGGTGGTGTCACACGCTCAGTTGGACGATTATCAACACCAGCCTTAGGACCTTTGCGTTTTTGCCCCACTGCTAACCTTTTTGAAGGCATGTTAGGTCCTTGACCATAATCACCATACGGTTTAAATGCGTAACCTTTACCTTTGACGACTCTTTTTGGTTTATCAAACGGATTTGGAATCTTAGGCATTAGTAACCTTTTTTAACAGACTTACCTTTGGACTTCTTGCCCTTAGGGTAGTTGGATGTTTTGATGCCAGCCTTTGGCTTGGCATCAGCATGCGAGGACAAAATACGGTACTTAACTGGCATGGTTCTCCTATATTGATTATGTCGGGTGAGGGGCTTTTATCCCCCCACCCAAACAAATTAATTACTTAACTGCACCACCAGAGTTTTTGCGGTACAACTGTACTGCTGATGCTGAAGTTACAACAGCAAGGAATGTTGCTGAAGTACCATCAAATACTGTCATCAGTCCACCACCAGTGATTGTCCAACCAGTTGCGGTTGTAACAACAATCTCAAAAGAACTTGCAAGGTTCACGATTGTGAACTCAAACGAAGTTCCAACTGCTTCATCTGTCAAAGCAGCGAGCACAAGTGCGGCTGTTGGCAGGGTGAAGGTTGTGTCTTGTGTTGGTGTCGCAACAAACAACTTACTAGTAAGTAGTTGTGCTGCTGTCGGTGTTGCTGCATCGGTGATGGCTACTGCTGTAACCTTCTCTGATGCTGTAATATAGTTTTCAAGACGCTTGCGTGTTACCGCACCGTCTGTGTCGTTACCTTTTAATGGCATTGTATTTTCTCCTAGTTTTGTTAGTGGTTAATTAAGCGGTCTTAGCGGTAAGTTTGCCTTGCTTCTTACGGTTACGGACCGTGAGGTTACCGTAGCACATAATCAAAGCGTAGCGTGCATCCAAATCTTCTGGACGAACAAACTCTGTCTGTTGGAACCACTTAGCCGAGTGACCGACAAGTGTGAGATACTTCGTGTTCAAGAAGTACATTACGCCTGCTGTGCAAGACACATCGTACATTACAGGACTAGCCTTGAACAACAGGTTCTGGAAACCAGCATCTGCAGTCTTGGTGTCTGTGTAACGAAGGTTCGGTTGCAACAAAGCCTCATACTTTTCGTACAATGTTTGTGTTGCCAAAACCACATCTGGGTGGTCGTTGCCAACAGAAATTGTGTTGTAAGCAGTGTTCATTTGAGCAAGAGTCAAAGCAGTTGCTGTGTTCTCCTCATATGACTGCCAGTAACTGTATGTTGATGAGTTGATGTTACCAACAGTGTTACCTGACTCAACAAGGTTACCCAAGCCGTTCCAGTCTTTTGAACTGTTGCCAGTTCCGTCACCGTAGAACATTGTGTTGAAACCTTCACGCATTGATTCTTCAGCCTGCATGATTTTGGCTTCTAACAAGTTGATGATTTCTTGCTCACCGTTGTTCTTGGCTTCCTCAATACCGCTGATTGAGATTG